TCATGCTTCCCTCCTTTTCAGAATCGTCAGCGCTGGTGCGCGCGAGTCGGTTGCTGATACCTTATTTGCCGCCGCAATGAGCTGATCCAACTCCGCTGCCGAGTAGTGGCTGGTGATGCTCCCGTTCTTGTGGCCGAGCAGCGCTTTGCGATCCTCCTCAGTCACGCCAGCCGCACGCAGCCTTCTCCCAAAGGTGTGCTTCAAGTCGTGAATTCGGATTCTGGCAAAGCCGTCATGTGCCGGCCGCAAGAATTTCTCCTGCCACTTCTTCGCCGCTCGAATCCGCGCCTTCTTCCAGGCGGAGTCATTCATGCGGTGAACCGTCGTTTCATTCCCTTCACCATCTGGCTTGCCAAACGGGAAGACGTAGAGCGGATGCTTGCCGCGCTGCTTCTCGATCACTGACTTGGCAACGTCATTCGTCACGACCAGACGCTCGTCTCGGTTCTTCACGCCAGACCTGGCGCTCCTTCCCCCAAACCCCGCCGGTATCAAGAACACGCTCGTTCCCAGCTCCGGTACCGCAATCTCCCAATTCCACTGTAGCTTGCAAACTTCCTGCTCCCGGCAACCTGTGTTGACCTTGAACATGGCCATGGTCTGAAGGTGCGCCGGGAGTTCGGCGAACAGGATCGACTGCTCTTCCCATGAAAGCGGGTAGGGCTTTCGGCTGTTCGTCTTCTCGTCCAGCAGGGAAATCATCGGCACCACGTCCAGCAGCGGCCGTCGCTCTTCGTCACGCCACTTTCGCGCGCAAAGGTTCAACACGCGGATAACCCGCTGAAGCGCGATATTCACTGTCCGGTTCGTGACCGGTTTCCCTACCGCTGGATTCAGCTTAGACTGGATGTATGGCGCGAGTGCATCGTCGTCGATGTGGGTCAGCGGCATATCGCCAATGAACGGGTCGAGCTGCTCCATATAAGTGGCCGAGATGTGAATTGAAGCCTGATCCTTCACTTCCAGCAGGAAGCGAGTCGCCGCCTCCCGCCACGTCCTGACTCGCCGGACGCCGTACACCTTCTGCTGGCGCAACTGCTCCAGCTTGTGGATCAGGTACTGCTCTGCTTCGGCGCGGTTACAAGTGCCAGTACTCTCTTGAATTCGTTCTCCTCTGTACTTTTTGTCGATCTTCCAGATGCCGTTCGGCATTTGCTGGGGCCGGTGATTGCTTTTTGGGCCACGGCGTTGCTCCTTTCTTCTTGCCCTGGCGCTCGCTGCGAGGGCGATTGTTGTCCTGATTGGCGGCCTTTTCAATTGCCATCGACTCGATGTAACGATCGGCCCACTCGTCCAGCTCGAGACGGTCGAAGCCGATGCCCTGTTTCCCGATTGGGAATTCGCGGACGTTTGGGCGCACCGTTTTGTTGAATTCGTCCCGGCACATGCCGAGGTAGCCGTATGCCTCGCCGGCGCGAATGAAGCGCGGGAGGATGGGCGCGACCTGGGCCGCGCTTCGATTTGACATGTGATGCTCCATGCCGCGCGTGGCGGAATTGCTATTGATATATAAGGCCGAGATAATTAATTGACTATATGGTTTTGTGGGCTAACTTTAATGATTCGCCCCACCAAAATCTGGTGGAATTTATGCACTACGTTTGGAGAGCAAAAAATGTCTACTACCGTAGAGCAATGGAAGGCTCAAATCGAAAGTGAAGTCCGTAACAATATTGAGAAATTTATCTCTTTGCCTGAAATTAGTAGTGCGGTTGCTTCTGCTGAATTATCTAGTAAGCCTATGGATTTCAAGACGTTGGGTCGTGACGCGAAATTGACCTTTGCATCTGATGAGGCGATTCAAAAATACCTAGATAATCCCAAAACATTCATGATTGATGGTCTGTGCTGTCTACTATGCATCGATACACCTCTGGTGAAAGCCTGCGCTTCACCTCACATGGGTGGTCCATGCAATATGTGCTAGGGTTGAGTGCGAATCGCGATATGTCTGAGCGTTATTTGTAATGGCGCTCGGACAAAAGCTATTCTTCAATTTCGATATATTAAAGTTGACCATTATTGCAATTAGCATGCCTTGCCTGCGAAGCGTTAAAGTAGTTCTCTACTTATTAATCTTTCTTGGCTCTCTAACTATCATTAAGTGAGAGTGAGGCGTTAAATCTGCGAGCGAGTGCTGCGGGCTTTGACCTAACACTGGACGTACAGCTCGCAGGCGCTCGTTAGGCACTGACCACTGACCACTGACCACTGACCACTGACCATTGGCCATGCCGTGAAGAGGAGGGAAAGGGTGCAGCCGGCAATAATGGTGACGATCATGGCGTCACCCGCTTGAATTCAATGACCCAGACCCATGGATTGGCATCCCAGTTACCGCCGGTAGATCGCCACAGATCAATGAACTGATCGCGTGCGGATTCGCCGTCATCGGAGTAACCGCCATCGCCTGTCATACGCCACGCTCTAAGTCCTTCGGCTTTGGCCTGTTCCTCGCTGATGTCCTGCAGCCGCTCGACGCGCACGTCGGTAATCTCCAGCAGGATGCGGCAGGCCCAGCGAGGCATATGGACGCTTGGCTTCCACGTCGGCTGCTCTTGCTCGTAGGGAGCCAGTCCATCGGCGGCGTACACCAGAGTGCCGTCGTCGCGTGCCTCGCTCACATCCAAGTCGTCCGGTTTGAGATAGGGGCCGCGCATGACCTCGTTGTGATCGCAGTACCACGTTTCGCGCACCCAAAGCCGTTCGCCGATCTGGCCGAACGGGCAAAGCTCATTGGCTGAAAGCGCGACGAACTCCGGCACGAACTCTTCCAGCCATTTCAACGCTGAACCTTTCACCGGTCGCCGCGTTACTGTCTTCCGGCCATCCAGAATGGCGCGCACCATCGGCGCCGAGAATGATATAGGGCGTTGTTTCGTCATGCTACGCTCCATGAAAATACACAAAATGGGTGTGTGGGTATGACCGGCCAAGAAATGACCATTTCGGATTGGGTGATTGTTGCTGCCACGCTGCTGGGTCCCATACTCGCGGTACAAGCTCAGAAATGGATTGAGCGATCCAGAGAGAGTCGGGCAAGGAAACTTCAAGTTTTCCATGCGCTGATGGCAACGCGCGGAGCTCGTCTGTCTGCCGACCATGTCCGCGGGCTGAACATGATCGACCTGTCTTTTTATGGGTATGTGGCCTTCGGACGAAAGTGGACTACTGGGCGAGACCAAAACGTTCTTGATGCGTGGAAGGAGTACCACGATCATCTAAGTGACGTGGTCAATATGAATTCAATGAGCTCTGAAGCGCTCTTCGCTCAACGTGATGAGTTATTTTTGAACCTCCTTTTTGCGATGGGTCGTTCGCTGGGATATCAGTTCGATCGGGTCCAATTGAACAAAAGCTGGTATTCGCCAAATGCGCATGCTCAATACGAAACTCGAATGGAGAATCTTGTTACCGCCGCGACTGGAGTTCTCGAAGGTAGAAGTCCGATTCAAGTTATTCCGGGAGATTTTGACCGCCCCAGAGCCGGAAGTGCAAATGTGCCCCCACCTTGACCTCTATAGCGGCTGACTTTGAAGGGGAGGGTTCCCGCCAAGTAGCGATGTAGCGAAGGCGGTCGGAGTACAGGGCGCTATGCTAAAATATTGAATTTCGCATCTATGACGTCTTGGGGGGGTGGGTTTTATATGTCCAATTGGTTTTCAAATCATCCAATTACGAGCATTCTTGGGCATATATTTATTGTTGCTGCAGGTGTTTGGGCGTTTTCAGTTTTTGTACTTAATGACAATAAGATAAATTTATATAAGGCTCAGGTTGAAAACTCTAAAACAATAGCTGAACAATATATGCAAAAGGTCACAGGTTTAGAATCTGAAATCGCAAAATTGAAAGCGGAGAACGAACGATATTTAACGTGGCTGACATCGGAGCCAAAATCATTCCCTGCTCTTGCTTTGAAAATTAGCAGTCTGGAGCGCGATTTGACCGCGTTGAAACTGTCAAGTCAAATGCAGGAGCCAGGTGAAAAGGTGCCGGCCGTATCTCTTTACGAGTTTTCTAAGGGGTTTTCTAAGGGCGAATCTTTTAAGGATCCGCAGACCAAGGCGGTTATCGGTGTTTCCGATATTAATTCTAATTACACAGCAGTAGGCGTTGTTGCGTTGCCGGATGGTAAAAAAATCGAGATCAAAAATGCCAAGCCCGGGGACAGTTGGGAGTTTAACAAGTCAGGCAAGGAGTATCGGTTAACCCTGGACTCAGTAAACTGGATAAATAATTCTTTAAAAGCATCAGTCTCAGAGACTTCTGAGTAAGTCGCCTTGCGAGTGACGCAATTTACTGTAAAAGCGTTAGGTACAGCGCCACTCGCATCTGTCAAGCGGCCACCGCTTGCCGACCGATAGCGCGCCATGAATCGTTGGCCCGAGCCAGTGCAGCCATCGGTGGAGGGCTGACGCTGTTGCCGCACATATGGACCTGCTGGGTCTTGGTGAATGGCTTTCCGTCGGCGCCGTGGCTGATGATGTAGTCGGCAGGGAAGCCCTGAGCCTTATACAGCTCGGCCGGTTGCAGCATCCGCAGGCAGATGTCGACGATCACGTAGGGCGTGCCCTTGATGGTCACGGTGACCAGGCCCAGCCTATCCTTGGTGGTGATGGTTGGCGCTGGCGCGTCGGCGGCGCTCATGTTCTCGGTGCCGTAGTAGCTGATCAGGAATGCCGCGACTCGCAATGCACCGGCCTCAACCTCTGGCGAGAGCTGCAGCTCGACCAGCGAGCTCTTGCCGCCACCACCCGCCGTAATGGTCGGTGCCGGTTCGTCCACGCCTTGGCCGACGCTGGCGCCGAACTGACGCTCCATGAAGGCAGTGACCAACGCGTGATGCTGCCCGGTTGTGACTGTCGGTACCGGATTCGTCAGATCAGTTGCAGCGTGACCGGTGGTGTTGGTGATCAGCGTCGCCGTCACCAGCTGCTGCTGGCTGCCGGTGTTGGTCACCGTGGTCATCGGATCGTCGACGCTCTTGGCGTCGGTGGTGTTGAACCCGCCGTTCATCTGGGCCATGAATACGGTTGAGATACCCATGGCGTGAGCGGCTCCGGCTGGGCGCTGATAGTTGCCGCCACTGGTGATGGTCGGCAGTGGTTCGTCGAGCGCCTTGCCTTCATCCGAGAACCGGAATTTTACCAGGTGAGCCGCGGCGAGCGCGCGGTGGCCGCGCGTCATCAAGGTGCCGAGAGGCTTGTCCGCCGCTACTGGGTTTCCGGCATATACCGGGCCACCGGCGCCGACGAGCACCGGACTGATCAGCGTCAGCTCGCCGCGATTCGCACAGGTCACCGTCGGCAACGGGGCGTGTGGATCGTTGACACGATCGCTGCCCTGATGGGTTGCTGGCGCAATGATTGGGCTTGCCATGGCGAACGATCCGCCGCGCGGCCAGGACGTCACTGTGCGCAATGGCTCATTTGCAGACTGAACGCTTTCTCCCGACCAGTTCGCGATCGGCACGATGAATGGATCAGCCGCATCGATGACGAACTTCTTCATGCCCTTGGCGATTCGGCGCAGGGTTGCCGGTGCCAGCGGCTTTGCCCGGTCGAAGATGCTTTTGCTTGGGATGGTCCAGTCGATGCACTCGGCGGCGGTGCGCCACTTCTTTTGGCCCTTGGCCGGGTTCTTCGCGTGGGTTGGCTCTGGCCAAACGATCGGCTGGCCATCGCAGCGGGCAATCATAAACAGTCGCTCGCGGCTGGTCGGAGCGCCGAAGTCGCAGGCCTTGATCACCCGCCATTCAACGGCGTAGCCCAGGCGCTTCAGCTCGGCGACGAACACGGCCCATGTTTGCCCGCGACGTTTAGGATCAGGCACCAGGAACTGCTGGTGAACCGGTACGACTTCGCCAGGCTCGGCAATGGCGCCGCCCAACTTCATGACGCGGCCGGTCGATTTGCAGCGCTTGGCGATCAGCGGCCCCCACTGGAGGATCTGTTTCACGTTCTCCAAGCTGATGACGCGAGGTTTCTTCTTGCCGGCCCACTTCAGGCCGATCCACGACAGATTCCGGATCTCGCGCTTGCGCGGCTGTCCGCCGGCGGCTTGGCTGTGGTGCGTGCAGTCCGGTGACATGTGGAACCAGCCCACGGCCTTTCCGCCGCATTCGGTGTCGGGGTCACCATCGAACACATCGGTGGTGTAGTGCACGGCGCCCGGGTGATTCACGGTGTGCATGCTGATCGCTTGGGGGCTATGGTTCTTCGCGACATTCACCGCACGGCCCAGACCCATCTCCAGCCCCGTGCCGGCGCCGCCGCCCCCGCAGAAGAAATCGACAACGATCTCATCGTCCTGAGTGCTGAAGCCGAGTCCGTATTGAGTTTTGAAATCGAAGGGGTGTTTCTTCTGTTGTGCGGACATAGGGGATCCTCGCCGGGTCGGGCGTGTTGTCGAGTTGAGTAGAGTGTTCAGTTATCCCATTGCACCATTCAATCGAAGGGTGAACTTTCCAAGGGGACTCTGTAGAGTCAGGGATCAACGGTTACTATGGCGGAATGGCAATGTACGAAGATGTGTATCGAGCGAGAATCGCTGAGCTAAGATCGATGTTCTCTATTACAAAATCTATTCACCATAATGGGGAGAAGGGCTCTTTAAGAGAAGCTTTTTTAGTAAACCTTATCCAGCTTTTTTTACCGTTCAACTACGGGATAGGCTCTGGTATTGTTATTGACAGATCCGGCAAACAAAGCGTGCAGGCAGACATAATTATTTACGATAAAAGGGCCATGCCTCCGCTCCTGGAGTCATCGGGTCGCGGCGTTTATCTTATAGACTCGGTAGTGCGGGTTATCGAGGTGAAAAGCAATATCAGGAAATCCTCTCTGGACCAGTTTGCTGAAATGATCGAGTGTTTTAATCCCGCGAATCCACAGGGTTTAAAACTGGCTAGCCACGGCAAGCTGCATGGAGGTGTTGGCTATTATCCGGTTTGTGCAATGTTTGGTTTTCAATCCGACTACCGCGGCTTTGCCGATGAGTGCGCGCGAAACCCTGTGATTGAAAAATCCCAGAGCCTTATATGCATAGATGGCGTGGGGCTCTGGACGCACAATCAAAATTATTCAGCGGAATTTAGTTTGCCTTATGATGGTAGGTATATAACTTTTGAGGATGATACATATGGGTTGCGAATGTTTATCGGGTTGCTCTTTGATCAAATTGATGCAACCGCGGGTTCAAGGACATATCGACCTATAGACTGGCTGTTGTAAAGAGCATTACCTAGACCTTCGTCGCAGGTACTCCTTTACCGGGGTGGCGTGATTTGTGGGTTGGGCTAATTATTTGCACTCAGCAAAAACCAGGCGGTAACTACGATGAGCACGAAAATCGATGTGGAAGCGATACGCCTGATAGGCGATGAGGTTGTCAGGCCGCTTAGCCTTCCCGAAGAAAGCCTTGAAGCCGAGGTGCGCCTGGGGCTCAAACTGATCGTCGACCTGGCACGGTGGCGTGACCTGGCCGGCCTATCGACTGCCGGGCCTGCTGGCACAGTTCGTTGATATGGGTTGTTACGGGCGACCGGCGTGGAGCCGGATCAAGGAGAGAATTATGATCATTGGTGAAAAGTTTATTTTTGAAATTGGCGATCCGGTCGTTGATCAATCCGCGACAGATCGCCGTGTCGGTATTGTCGTTGATATCGAAAGCAACGAGGGTGGAGAGAAAATTCTCGTTGTCGAAACTGACGGACAACCAGGTGAGATTTGGCGGGTTCTGGATGAAAATGCCGTACTCCCTTAGATAGCGATCTCAAGCTGCTTTTCCGCAGCCAAATAGCTGAACTGTTGTGCGCCTCGATCCGGTCGGCGATCACATTTGCTCGCTGGCCAGCAGTGGGCGGGGCGTACATGCCGAATCGGCTGATGCTTCCGCCATTCACCGCAGCGTTCGTCGAGTCGGCTGATGCGAAAGGTAGGTGTTGGAAAATGGCCGGGTCGAGCATCCGCAACCCGTGCAGCCTGCACATCGGCCGGCCTTGGTCGTCGCAGACAGCGTCCATCGCGGCGCCCATCCGCTTCCACCATGGCCCAGTGCCCGGTGTACCCCATTGCCCAGAACTGCCAATGGCAACCGTTCGCCAACACCTCGCCAGCCGTTGCAGGCGCTCAGTCGATTCGTTTAAGTGCCAGACCGGCACACCGCGAAGCTCCTCTGGCCACTGCCGAATTAGGTCGTCGTTGGCCTCTTCGTCGCCGTCGATGACGTCCGGAATGAGTGCCCAAGTGAATCCTGGGTGCCGATGCCATTCTTCGACCCAACGGGTATAGCCGTCGACGTCTACCTGGCCACCTTTTTTCCAAACCGTGAACGCGCCGTTATCGAAAACAAACGATTTGCACACATCGGCGACAACCCCAAGATCGTCTTTGCGCGGAAACGGCACAAGCGCATGCCGGCCGGCCAGGAACTTTGCCGCATCCTCTCGCTTACCGCCGACAGGCGTGCCGTGGTAATGGATCATCCGCTGAGCCTCACTGTTTCGATCTCGACGCCCTGGTGCGTAGTGATGATGGTTTGATCGCCGCCCAAAAACTCCGACAGGCGATCGGCGATCTGTTCATGCCAGCCTTTTTTAATCAGCGCGGTGGCTGCCCGGATATGCTCGACATGGATCATCGACAAGGATTTCAACTCAAGGCGATAAACAATGGTCTCGCCGTCGGACGGGCAGACCGCAGCGAATGTGTGTCGATACGTGTTCATAGGGGCTCCTCGCCTGCCGGCGTGATTGGATTTAGGTGTCGAGGAAGTGGGGCGCAACAGCCGAGCGCGGTTGGGAGGGCCTGTAATAGCTTCTAGAGCGCCTTCTTGTTGGATAAATCTATTGGACAGATTCGCGATAGTCCGGTGTTCTATGTCGGCCGAAAGGCTTAACCGCTAGCTACTTTCTAAGTCGTTAGCCCGAAAAACAAACAAGTGGTGATGCAATGAATTGGATTACATCGAAAGGTCGGGTAGAAGGGATAGCCCGACAGGTACTGGAAGCAGAAAAGCGGTATGGCGCGGCGAACCCTGAAGTTACGGTGCGCAACTGGAACGATCGGTTCAGCTTCGTGAAAACCGAGGAAGAATTATCGCGCTTGGTTACCGCGGTTGAGTTGCAGATCCCAGTCATCCGTAACGAGAAGAACATTCCGCACGTGAGCAAGACCGCCTACGGAGTGTTCAACGCTGTGGCTCTGGTTGGGAAATTGGACGAAGACATTGAGGGGGTACTGCTCACCTGACTTCAGCATAATCAGGCGTTGGCTTACCTTGTAGGTCTCAACACTTCATCCCCTGGGTCTCGCTTCAGCTCGGCCAAACTCTCATTCCGAAACATCCGCGCCACGTTTTCGCTAATCACGATTTCGTGGCGCGGATAGTTCAAGAAGGCCGCAAGCTCGTCATCGGCCATCAAGTCCATCTTCATGATGGCGATCTGAAGAACCTCGCTTATTATTGGCACCTTGCCGCGCCGCCGGATTCGCTCCATTGCCTGCTCGATGCCGGGCCTTACCTTGTGTCGCAATTCTTCTCGGCGACCGCCAGCCGCTTCTGCGCAGCCTTGGCCGACCGTTCCTGTACTGATTTGGCCATGGCCTACTTCTTCAATTCCGCTGGCCGGCAAGTCCAGCCAGGTCTGTCGTTTGCGTTGTTGGGGGCGAAAACGTCTCACGCTGCGACCTTCACCTGATGCCAGGCGCCGGTGGCGTAGAACAGTTTCGCGGCTTGGGCTTCGTCCATTGATATCTCGTCGGGAATGGCGATCCAGCCTGAGGCAACCAGATGGTTCGGGTTCGCGCTGTTGCGCAGCTCCAGGTAGTAATGCTCGATCGCATCGGTCAGGCGCTCGACCTTGTAGATACCCTCGGGCGATATCTCCACCGACTTGATGTACTCGGCACCGCGCTCGTCGCGACACATGGCGGCGATGTAGATCGTCCAGCGGTAGGAGAAGTCGAATATTGCGTTGGCGTTCGCCAGACTGCGGATCTGCTTGCAGCTCTTCCAGTTCGCCATGATCTGGCTGCCGCTGGGGTCGATGTTTACCACCGCGACGTGGTTGGTGCGCAGCAGCGCCCGGCAACTGCGTTCAGGCCGGGTGAAACCGTTGTTGGGTTTGCGTTTCGACTTCATAGCGAGTCCGCCATTTTGCGCAGCGCTTTGCGTTCGGCCGCCGATATCGGCTTCGGCCGCCGCTTGAGGACCGTTTCAGAGTCTATTTCTTCGAGCGAGGCGGTGGGAGCGGGTTGCGCGGCGGGCTTTTCAATTGGTCGATCCGCCCGCCGGCGGCCAGGTACTGCGCGATTCGTTCAGCGATCGACTCGGCGTCCGGTCGGTGCTGCTCGGCTGCAACGGAATAAGTGATTTGCCAAATGGATCTCGCAGTTGTATGAGATTTTCATGCCCGCTCGTCGAGCAGATCGCACTCCGAGGCTGCGGATTTTCTCTCATTAATATGCGCAGCCCCTGCGCCACTGACAGGAGAGAATGATGATCGACGACAACAACGGCCCTGAAGCGCCATATCCGGGACCAGACGAACAAACCCCTGATTCTGGCGAGGGTCATGATTCCGGCCTGGAGCAGGCTGATTCTGAGCCGAAGCAGGGTACCGACGAACGACCAGAGGACTGGAATCCGCCACCCGGCAATCCTGGCTCTGATCAGGACGCCCAGACGGGCCGAGATAATGGCGGCGCCAAGTAAGCCCGATCAATTGTAATAGTTCACGAGACCCGGCCATCGCGCCGGGTTTTTATTGCCGCCCAACCCTCTATCGACATCCCTGGGCGCAGACGGCTATTTGGGCTTGGGAGGGCGAAGCCGAGCGGCGCCGGCGGCTGGACGCTTCGATCCAGGCGCCGGCAACAAGCATGTTCACTCTACGATGCAGATCCAGCGATGGTTGTATCGATAGGGTGCGCGGGTGAAATGGACGTCTGAGACCATTTTCATGCCTCGCTCTTGGAGCGCTTCGGTCAGTTGTACGAGTGTCTCTGCCTGGATAGTCAT